CAAAAGCCCGGCACCAAACTCCGGCGTTCCCCACAGCCCACCAAGCAGCTTGTTCTGGATAATGTCGCGGGTGGTGGTGCTGGTGTCGCCTGCCGCAAGGCACTGAACCGGACGATCGAATCGGTGCCCCTCCCACCAGGGCGGATAATCGCCCGTCATGTGGTAAGTCAGCTCCGCACCTCCGGATACGGTCTTCCCGACTCGGTTCGCGGCCATAAACAATCTTTCTCGGTGCAGGGATCCCGCACGGAAAAACTCCATGTGCTTCGGGTAGAGCTCGCGCCGGTAGGGCCCAGTCTCCGGAAACAGCTGCTTGATCAGGTTGTAGCGCTTTCGCCTGGCCTGCTCTTTTAACCTCCGGTGTAGCTCCAGCTTCGCTGCTGCGTTATCACTGCCCATTCCCTACCTGCTTCTGCAGATCGCGGATCTCGGCGTCCAGCTGCTCGTCAGACAGGTTCTTAGGACTCATGGACCCGTCCTCACTGGAGTGATCCACTTTGTCCGTAAACAGCTTCAGGTGCTTGCCCAGCAGTTCGTAGCCTTTGAACACGTTCGTCGCGTCGTACTTGTAAGCGGGGACCAGCTGGCCGTCTTCCGTCTCAACGTAAACCGGTGCGCCCTCTCGATCTGTCACGGCCTCGGCTTGCTCGCAGCGCTTAATGTTCTTCGCGATACCGTGCAGCACAAAGTCAGCATCGATCTGTGTGCGCTGGGCGCGGTCGTTCATCCGCTCCTGTATGGCTTCTTGAATGTTTACTTTCGTTAATAGCTGGGCGGCTTTGCTTGCAGCAGTCTTTGCGCTGTATCCGGCCCTGATTGCTGCCTGCCTTCCGTTCAGATCGACAAGGTACTCG